CGCAGTCGGCTTCTGCGCCGCTTCGGGCACGCCTCGCACTGCAGCTGGCTGGCATACTTCCCGGCCTCCCGATCGATTGGGTAGCCGCACTCGGTCTTGCCGTCCGGAGCCTTGAGGTGAGAAACTTCACCCCGTCTCGTCATCCAGCGTTTCTGTGATCTGGTCAATGTTCGTCCTTGTCCTTGGAGCACCCCGGGAAGTGGCAGGTCCGATGAAATCGGTTCTCCGCCTGGTATGGATGCGCGGGCACCTGATCCGCCGGATACAGCTCCTGCCTGAGCATCAGCTCCAGTACCGTGGGACTAAGCAAGGTACCCGACGACGAGCCTTCGTTGGCGATCCACACTTGCGAGTACGCCGTCATCCGATACTCGCCGCCCTTGTAGCCCTCGTACACCTGATCAAGGGCCTGCTCTGCCGTAGCCAGCATGTCCCCCACTCGACAGCGAGTGGCAGGCTCAAACGCGAGATCTGCGTAGTCGCCTCGATAGCTGTGCGGGTTGTGGAAGCCCAGCGCAATCACCTTGTTGGGGTCTTCCAAACTCAGGCGCCGGATGACATCGCCGAGACTGCTGTCGTTCATGTCCCACTCCTCCACCAGCTGGTGGACGGGAGCGTACGTAACCACCTGATTTTTGACCAGCAGCTCCGCCATCGCCGCCTGGAAGGTAGGATCGGCAATCAGATGATTGATCGCCCACTTGGTGCGAGCGCCGTAGATCTCTCCCTCCTCGGTGGGACATTTAGCCCAGGCGTCTCGGTATACCTCCATGAAATGCTGATCCAGGTCCAGCCGGGCCGTGGGCGGAGGGTCAGGCAGATCCAAGTCTTCCTCCGGGTAATCAAAATCAGCGAGTGCAGCCCGGAGTGTGTCTGTATCCACCTTGGCTATCGCCACCGGTGGGGCCGAGGGACTGGTGAAGATTGTGAACGGCGGCTTTAGGCCAGCAGCAAAATCCTCCTCCCACTCCCCCATGACTTACGCTCGCAGCGTGTCCGGGTCGGGCATTGCGTCCAGATCAACCTCGATCCCGTGCGGCACGTGTGGCTTGCCGTGCTCGTCCTGGAACGCCCAGCGGGCACGGCAGGACGCGACGAAGTCTCGGTGGTTCAGCACCTTGGCGAAGCCCCGTCGGAACTGTCCCAGCGAGAACTTGGCGTGCCGGTCCGAGACGGCCCGGAATCGGTCCGCCAGGAAATCCGGGAAGGCGTCTACGGCGGCCTCGCTGTTCTCCCACTGAATTTCCGCGATGTTCCGGAACTCGGGAGTATCCTGCACCTGCTCCAGGCCGAGGCGGACATCCAGCATGGTAAGCCAGCCGTCCGTGTCGACCTCGTTGCGGAACTCTTCGCAGGCGTCGTAGGAAATCTTGTAGCTCACTGTTTCTCCTGTTTCTGCAATTTTCTTTCGACGTGGACACGCCAAGCGCACTATGTCGTCTTGTGCACACCAGTAGCAGTCTGGCCTGTCGCAGGGTTTGTTACCAAGAGGGATCATTGCCACACGCCGACCCCGCCACGCGTCGGGTCCGGGAACGGCGTAGGCGAGGGGGTCACCCGGTCAGCGCCCGGTGCGCTGTGGCTAGGGGTAGCGGATGCCATGCCCACCCCCAAAAGGAAAGCCAGACCCAGAACGATCCCCCACCCGATGATGCGTTTCCAATTCATCTCTTCACCTCCTACCAAACGCTCTGGGCGGCTGCGCCACCAAGCAACACTAGACCTGCAATCACTGAGAGCAAACCAACTTGGGCAAGCGGTTCGCAGAGCAGGCGATTCCACACCATTTCCTCATTTCTCAGCAAATCAGGTCCGATGCGACATCGTAGCACGATATCCCACCGGACCTGATGGTTTTTCAGGAGCGAACTGCTAGCTGCGCCCTTCGAGTTCCTCGCGATGCACGTCATTCAGTCGAAGGTCCTGGTTATGCAGCTGGACGGCATGCAGTGCCAGTTCTGGTGTGGTGAACGTGCCGACCACTGGATTTTCTTTCCCGCCGAGGCCGAGATCGACGATTACCATGTTCTTGTTGTCGTCGTCGATTCGCCAGAGTCTTTCGAGATGATTCATTAGTCGTGCGCCGCCTTATATTTGATGGTTGGCCTGCCAACCCCGGTGGTCGCGATGGCCTCAATGAATCCCAGGTCTGTGAGGTGCTTGATAGTTTTGCTGACGATCTCCAGTGGGAAACCTTTGCGCTTGATGTTGTGCATCAGCATGCGCAAAGTAATCCCACCCTTGGCGGTGTGCCGTTCAATGTGTCGCATCAGTTCGTCGCGTACCTCGGAGTTAACCGTCGAACCAATGTGCGCAGCTGGTACGCCGTATGCTGCGGTGAGATACGGGAACATGCTGATCACCTTGTCGACGGTGTCCGCGCGTACCTCTATCGAGTGTTCGTTGATACACAGCAGCAGAATCAGCTTCTTCGCGAGGAGATCCATTCGGTTAAGCAATCCGGTCTCGTCGTTCTGCTGAGCCGGATGCAAAACGTCGTGGAAGAACTCGGTGAATCGCTCGATTGCGTCCTCGCTCCACGAGACCATTCGACCGAATCCTGCCCAGCCCTGTACCCGACGCAGCGGGTCGACTGCTGGCTCAACATCGATCCGCAGGCCGCCGATCGGAATCCGCCGCTTAGGAGTTGCTGTCGCAAAGACAATCCGGTTCAGGAACCCGGAACTGGCATCGTCTTCCCGCAGGAGTGTCCGGAGAGCTTTGGGTTGCGAGGTGGTAAACAGACTCCCGAACGGATTTTCTGCTCGCTTCCGGCCATGCGTCATGGAGATAGTCTGGATGACGCGGGCGCCGTCGTACACCTCCATGAGGGTTGGCTTAAGTACGTTTCCCTTTCTGGACGCTCTACCGACCAGGCTTGACAACTCATTGAACTCGATCAGGCCGCGTACTGGCGCGTATCCTGCCACCTTCTTCGGATCTACCGGATCGAAGATGGGATTAACGAACGACGAGATGAGTGCCTCGGCGGACGCTGGCGACTGTACCAGCTCAACTCCCTTGCCAGTGTGGTCCTCGGAGCGGTATGGCAGGGCTAGGTAAAGCAGCTCCTCCAGGTGCCCGTGGCTGCGGGATTTGCCGTCTCCGGTGGGGCCAAGAAGACAGACAAACAGATTACCGAGGACCCGTTTCTGATCGTCCAGGACAACATCTCGTCCCACTGCGAGTCCCAGGGCGAGAACACCATTCCAGAAGTGATATTCCTCTGGGGCATCGTCCTTTGTGCACAGCCCCATGTAAACGTCAAGGAAGCTCTCCTCTTGAACGATTTTCTTCCAGTCGAGAGTGGGAAGTACTGGAGGCTCTTCACCCATTACGAATGGAAGTACTTCGGCATCCTCTGGGATATCCTCTTTTTCCACCTTTGCAGCTGGCTTCGGCGGATCTACTGGCTTTGCCTTCTCTGGTGGCACCAGTACCGGACGGTCTAAGCCAGGCGCGGTCAGGAAGGTGTATCCGTAGGACTCCGTCATCTTCTTGCGGAGTTCATGGAAATTGCCACCGTCCTTGTAGCCAGGCACCGGGAAGCCGTAGTGGAATGCTGCCAGGTCGTAAACATCGCCGCCCTGATCGCACCGACCACAGTGCCACAAGTTTTTGTCTGTGTTGATCCAGGCGCTTGGGTTCGCGTCTCTGTGTCCTGGGATTGGACAAGATACTTTGATACCTTCGACGATCTTCCGTCGCCGGTCAACTCGCATCTTTCCGCACCAGCGGTGGTAAGCCTCGATGATACCGATACTGCTTAGCAGTCGATCAAGTTCCTTGTCGGTATCGGTGCGTGGCTTATCCTCTCCGGGGATAAGGTCAGAAGCCCAGGTAGATGACTCTACCTCGGCTACCCTCGCCGCCGATTCTTTCTTTGCGGCTGCTGCTGCTTCTGCCTCGCGACGTTCCCGGAGCTTTTTCTGGAAAGTAGTTTCCTCACTCACCCTGCCGCCGCCACGGCTTGTGTGCGGCTTCGGTCAGCGCATATCCAGGATCGAGCGGCACGATCTCGTTGAGCGCCGAGGTCATGTCGACGAAGAACGTGGGGTCCTTCGGATTTTTGAGGTTCGTACCCAACGGGAGTCGCATCAGATTCCCCAGATCCTTCCCGTCGAGGCTGTCCTGCTTAGGGAACACCTCGATTGTTAAGTTAGGCTGACCTTCCTCCGGGTCCTGGTTCTCGAACCTGAAGAAGCAGTCGCCCTTGACGGCGACAACTGGGCCGAGGACTGAAGACTGAAGGGAGTCAAGAGCGATCTGGGCGCCTTCGCGGACATCCTTCGCGGACATGAGACCGGTGAAGCCGTAGACGTGCAGACCCTTTGCGCCGGTGTACGCACAGGCAACAGGAATTTCAAGTTCCTTGCTGATGGCGCTAACCAGTGCATGCGCGACCATTTTGAGTTGGTACTTGAGCTGCGGGCGGGCCGGATGCGCGCGATTCAGCCATGCCTCGCGTGGATTGAACTCGACGGCGGTTCCGCTAGCGTCGATATACCTCGGGATCGGCATTGGATCAACCGAGGGGAAAAGTTCAGGCTTATCAAGGTCGATATCAAATGCAAATAGCTTGCATTTGTCTTCCAGGTTGAGCAGGTAGTGTCCGTACGTCTTCTCCATTGCCAGGTGAGCCTCGATGTCAGCTCTACCCCATGGAGTACGGACTGGCATGTACTCACCCTTGCTGCCGGTTTGTACTGCCTTTACGTCTGTCCTGGCTATGAAGTGTTTCGCCAGGAGCCCAGCCAGATCGTACACCTGAGCCTCCGAGTATTATTCCCGGCCTGAGAATTTTGGGAAAGTCAGTGCCGGATAATTGTTACCGGCACCCTACCGCCCGTGCGCACAACGATCAAGGATGGCGCGCTATCACGGTTGCCGTTCCCCTAAGCGCCGTGGTACGCTGCGCGGGCTAGCTATCGATCACGCGGCCTCCGGCACCAAGATGACCCCCGGGAATGGGAAAGCCCGGGGGTCGTTGCTTTGCCTAGGCACCCCGTGTTACCTTCCCTATATGTCGACTGAAGTATGGTTTCGCGATCCGGTATATTACGCCAAAGAACTCGTAGAGTGCGAGGTCGGGCTGATTACCTGGAACCGTGGTGTCCTGACCAAGCGGCGAATCGATCCGCTCGGCTGGGCTGATCTGTATTTTGGTCAGGCTATTCCGGTGCGTCAGATTCTCATTGGTTCACAAGGATCAGTAGAGATTGGCCCAGGGCGCGGCCTGGATAAACCGCTTGCTGTTTATCCCACTTGGACCTACGGCGACGAGATGGCATTCCTTGAGGATATGGTCTCGAAGAACGTTGGCGACGACATGAGCGCCTGCTTCGACACTTCCATTCCTCCAGATGAGCGACCGATTTTCGGTCAGGAGCATCGGGTCATTATCACCGCAATTCCGCCTGCAAACACTGGTCCCGGCCGCGCAATCATCCGCACTCTCAAGCTGCTGCAGGAAGATTACCCGCAGTGCAAGATAATGGTTCATGGGCTCTACAGCTACAAGTATGCCTTCGGTATGGGTTTCGCAGCGGCCGACATGGAACCTCGAACGGCGGCGGCCAATGGAAAACTCATGTTGGCTGCTGGTGCGGAGATGCACTATAAGCACGTTCAGCAGAAGGCGCATTGGATCACCGCAATGGGCATGAAGCCTGCTGATATGGAGATTCCGCGAATGCGATGCATCTTCAATATCAAGTCTGCGGTGTGGGCTGGGGCCAACTACACTAGCCTGCATAGTCCACGCTCTACCAAAAGTTCAAAGCCAGTTGATGTAGACACTCCCGACGAGGGTTACGTTCCTGAGGCCGGTCGAGCGTTGCCGATTCGCGCTAAGGCCAAAGAAGGTGACAAGACGCTGTGCAATATGTGCAGCTTGCAGTTGGAGTGCAAGCAGTTCCGCGAGGGGGAGGTGTGTTCGTTGACTGACAGTAACACTGGCGAGTTGGCTCGATTCTTCGGAACGCGAGACAGCCAGCACATCATTGATGGACTCAGTACACTGATGCAAATGCAGTCTCGTAGACTGGAGTATGCGGCCGAGGAAGAGAGAATCCTTGAGACGCTCAATCCCGAAGTGACCAAGATGGTGAATTCCCTGTTCAGTCAGGGAGTTACCCTTGCCAAGCTTCTTGACCCGTCCCTGCGTGGCGCTGGTGTCAAGGTCCAGGTGGGGGTCATCAATGGCCAGGCTGCTGCGTCGGTTTCATCTGCAAGCAGTCCAACTGAGCTAGTGGGCAGCGTCATGCGCAGCCTGGAGCAACAGGGTATCCCCCGCGACAAAATCACGCCAGATCTGGTGATGAACACCATCAAGGCTATGACAAATCCGGAGGAAAAGCAGCGAGCTATCGAAGGTGCCGTAATAGCCGAAACAGAAAGCTGAGTGTCATGTGTAATTATACTCAGCCTAGGGGCTGGTGGTGCTCACGTAATGACGAGCATTATGGGCCATGCGCTCGACGCCCTCGCTGGTTCAACTTGGTGTGGCGCTGGAAATTGAGGCACCGTGTCTAGAGCCTGTCCGGTAGCCGTCCGGATCATCAAGAAAAATGACGGCAAGTATCACGTCATAGGTCGCAAAACCAGGCAGATCTGCGACACATTCGACGATGCCTGGAAGGTCAGCGTCGAATACTTTTCAGGTCGACGCTGGTAGTTCTCATGGAACAATTGTTCTGGGTCTCTGTATCAGTCGTAACCACATGGCTGATAACGGGGGTTATCAAACGCAAGGACAAGGAGCGAAACCGAGATGGACATCGCGGCTCTCGCAAAGGAAGTTGAATGGCTCAAGGCTAATCCAGCCTTTGACCGACGCCCGGCGACGATCCGCGAGTTCTTGTGCGCACCCTACCTGGACATTGAACGTCGAGTCCGGCCGGGGTTGGTGGCCGCGTTTGAGGATATTTTCGGGCATGATGTCCAGTCGGAACGAATTGCCCACTTCGAACGGGCCATGTTTACTGGCGCGATCGGCATCGGAAAGACTACCTTTGCCTCGATAGCTCTGCCGTACATGGCGCACTGGGTACTGTGTTTGCGTGATCCGCAGGAGTTTTACGAGTTGCTGCCGGGGTCGCGAATCGCCTTTATGCAGATGTCTACCTCCGGCAAGCAGGCCAAGGAGGTCATCTTTGGTGACATCAAGGCTCGAATTAAGCACAGCCAGTGGTTCGCCGAGAACTTTCCGTACGACGACTCGTTCACCAATCAGATAAGATTTCCGAAGGACATCTGGATCATTCCTGGCGACTCTGGGGAGACTACCTTTGAGGGATATAATATCCTCGCAGGCATCCTGGACGAGATGGATTCGCATAAGCAAACCGTCGATAAAGACTACGCAGATGTCGGATACAACACTATCGAGTCTCGGATCGCCTCGCGATTTGTTGACAACTCAGATCCTGATCGCGAGGGCCACAAGGGTCTGATCATCTGTATTGGACAGATGAAGAAGGCGCATGGGTTTGCTGCGAAGAAGTACAAGGAGTTCAGCAAAGATCCCAAAGCCAAGGTAGTCCGAATGACTATCTGGGAGTCATTCGGCTGGGACAAATACACCGACTCTGCTGGTAATCGCCGTAGCTTCTGGTACGACACTCGCCGCAAGGCTATAGTTCCGCCGGAGGTAGCAAAGTTAATTCATAACCCCAACTTGATTGAGATACCACGTGCCTTCCTCAAATCGTTCGAGAACTCTCCGGAAAAGGCGCTACGTGACCTTGCGGGTATACCGCCGGAGACGGAGGACGCGTTCATCAGTCTTGTTGATCGTGTTGATGAGGCACGTCAGCGGTGGATTGATCGACACGGAGAAGAATCTCCAGTTGATGACCAGCCAGTCCGTCCGAAGCTCGCGCCTTGGTTTAAGGCCAACCAGGACCCGCGTCGTCGAGCGATTCACATTGACCTTGCGACTTCCGGGGATGGCGACGCCCTTGGTTTCGCGATGGGCCACATCGAAGAAATCGTGGAAATCGACGGTGAGAAAAAGCCGTACATCGTGTTCGACTGTCTTCTCAGAATCAAAGCGCCAGCTGGAAGTCAGATCATCATTGGAGATGTGCGACAGATTGTCTACGAGCTCAGATTCGAGCGAGGTTTCCGCGTCCAGAAGGTCACCATGGACGGTTTTCAGTCGACGGACTCGCTTCAGCAGTTCCGGAAGAAGCGGATTGAAGCCGACTATCTATCTGTCGACAAAAGTACCCTTCCTTACGAAGACCTGCGTGAGGCCATCTACGAGCGGCGAATTGAGTTCCCCCCGTACCTTACGTACCTACACAAGGGAGGAACTGAGAGGGTTGAAATTGCTATCCAAGAATTGACCCGGCTGCAACACGATGGTAAAAAGGTGGACCATCCAACTGACGGTAGCAAGGATGTCGCGGACGCCATGGCCGGGGTGACCTATACATTGATGGGTGACAGGACGTATCGTAAGGGTGTCACTCGCCTGGATGATCATCGACGCGAGAGGGATGGTCTCGAGGCGACAGGAACCGAGGACTATTCAGCACCGGTGGATCTCATTCCCAGTCTAAGAGGCCTGCCTTCGCTCGGCGCAGCAGTCCCACCCTTGGCCGGGGGGAATCTGGGGTTCACGATTCCGGATCGTCTTCGCAACAGATAACGAGGTAGAACGTGACCCTGCTGGATCACCGAGGTCAGCCAATCAACTTCCGGAAGGCTACCCCGCCGAAGATGGGGGAAGCGTTCGGCCAGTGGAGCGGAAGCGATATTCAGTACCGACAGCTTCCAGGCGGAAGCGTGGTGCAGTTCGACCTCAGTAAGTTGACTGTGCATGACTACCGGGCGATGCGTGACCACTACCAGGTGAACGCGTCCTTGTCTGTTCTCTCGTTCATGTTGCACCAGAGTGACTGGATGGTCGAATGCAAAGATAAGAAGATCAAGGAGCACTGCGAAGAAAACCTCCGAGATATTTGGACTCAGCTTAACCGAGGAATGTCGGCGGCACTCTGGGCAGGGTATGGGCCTAACGTTCTTCAGTGGGAAAACGACATCGATGGAAACAAGGTCGTACTGAAGAAGGTAAAAGATCTCGTTCCCGAAGAGTGTGAGGTCAACTGGAAGAAGGTTGACGCCTGGGCGCCTCCTGGGATTATCCCGCCGAAGATTTCGATCTACGATGGCATCAAGCAGCTTGGCGCGCGTTGGCCAATTCCAGTCGAGAATACCTTTTGGTATCCTATGTTGATGGAGAATGGTGACCACTACGGACGCAAGTTGTTGCGTCCAGCGTTCCAGTCGTGGTACTTCAGTATCCTGATGCACCTGTTTGCCAATCGGTACTATGAGCGATTCGGCGAGCCTACGCCGGTCGGCCGGGCGCCATTTGATGACGAGATCAACATCAATGGCCAAATGGTCAAGGGAAACTCGTATATGCTGAGTTTGTTGACTCAGCTGCGCAACCGATCCGTCGTAGTCTTGCCAAACGATACCACTGACCTGGGTGATGGTAAGCGCGAATACGACTATGACATCGAGTACCTCGAGTCGCAGATGCGCGGTGCCGATTTCGAGAGGTACCTCACACGGATCGATGAAGAGATCTCTATTGGTATCTTCACGCCAATTCTGATGATGCGCACCGCCGATGTCGGTAGTTACTCGCTCGGCCAGGGTCACATGCAGCTCTACCTGTGGATGTTGAATGCGATCAATGATGACCGAGCAGTATTCATCGATAAGTACGTACTCAGTCGGATGGTTGACTTCAACTTCTCAGCGAAGGCGCCGAGGGCGAAGATCAAATTCCGAAAGATGGGTACGAATAACATCGAGATGGTACGCGCACTCATTCAAGAGTTGATTCGCGGCGGCAAGGCAAAGCCCGACCTCGTGGAGCTGGGCCAGATGGCGGGAATGACCTTGACCGAAATCAAGGAGACCATCAAGAAGGACGAACCGGTTGATCCTGCTGTTGATCCGAACAATCCTCCGGACCCGACGGGTAAAGAGACTGATCCACGGATCGCACGGAACAACCCCGGACCATCGACAAAACCGAAGGCTGCCAACCGTAAGGCTGTTGATGATGTCCTCCTGCAGGTGTATGCTCGCGTACGTCCGCAGGTAGAGAATGCCATCGCATCCGGTCGGATGGGCGCGGATTTCTCTCCCACGATGGGTTACATCAGAAAGTTCGCCAGCGCGTTTACCGAGAATGGCAAAGAGGCTTCATATCTGTTCTACAACTTCATGGACGACTGGTTTATGGATGCTGCATCGGCTGGTAGTTACACTACCGACGAGTTCATGGAGATGTATCAGAAGGTAGCCGCCAGTAAGGTTGATGAAATGCTGGAAGCCTGATGACTGTGCGTCCTTTGCGGACTCGGCGTGAAAGAACGCAACATGAATTGAGGTGCTTCTGCCGGGGAACACCTTTGTTGGCCATGTATGGCGTAGACTCGGATGGAAATCTTTACGTTCACGTAAAGATTTACAAGCAGGGTCGCATATATGGTGAGTGTAATTTCACTGGTGGCACGGTGAAGATTCGTTGTCGCAACTGTCTTCGATGGAATCGTGTTATCTTCGTATCCAGGTCATCCAGTGAACCTGCTGCGAGACTCGAAGAAACTGCTCCGCCTACGGTCGTCGGGGAAAATCCCCCGGGC